CGACGGCGCGAACCGGCGCAGCAGCTCCGCGGTCTTCTCGCGGGACTGCTGGCGCACGGTGAGCGCCTTCATGTCGGCATCCCAGCCATCGAGCTGCTTCTGCTCCTCCTCGGTGACCTCGCGGTCCTCCTGCTGCACCTTGAGCAGCAACGCGGACCACTGCTCGGTGATGGCGCGCTTCTCGTCGGCGATCGTCACGGGGGTCGACATCGGCGTCACTCCTTTGCGGCGGACAGGGTGGCGGACCAGAGGGCCAGGCGCTGGCGCGCGAGCGCGGCGCGAGGCGTGGAGGCTTTCGGCGCGTCGGCGAGGAGCGGCTCGGCGGGCGCCGGGTCGATGTCGGTGTCGTGCGTCGCGACGAAGTCGAGGAGCTCCTGCGCGATGGCGCGCAGGCGCCCGCGCGTGTCGGCCGAGAGCGTGCGGCCCGCCTTGCCGTCGATCCAGTGCTTGAGCGCGAGGAGCTCCGTCTCGGGATTCATGCCGATCAGGCAGGGACCGACCTCGAGCAGATGCACCGCGGTGATGTCGCGGATCAGCCGGCCGTCCTCGCGCACCATCGTCGCGGCCTTCGTCTCGAAGGCGAACGAGAACTCGGCCTCGTTGTGGCGCAGGAGGTCGTACGTGTCGGCGGCCTTGGCCTTGCTCAGGTCGAGCTGGGCGTGGACGACCAGGCCGCGGTCGTCCTCCGTGAGCTCGAGCACCTTGCCGATGCGATACGCCGGGTCATCGTGCCGGTGCCCCCACATGAGCGGCGGCATCCGGTTCTTGCGCTTCCAGGCGAGGAGCGAGTCGGCGAACGCGCCCGGCCGCAGCCGATCCTGCGCGCGGTCGACCACGTCGAACACCGCCATGCGCGCGACGAACTCGCCGTCGCCGCCGCGGAGCTCGAGGCCGACGTCGGCCAGCTTGCGCTCGAGCGCCCCGACGCCGGTTGCCTTCTCGCTGCAGGTCACGCAGGCCTCGGGCGCCGGGCCGGGCTCGGGGTCACGCTCGCGTCGCGCGCGTCGCGCTGGCATCAGAGGGCCTCCTCGACCGGGCGCGCCGCGGCCTGCCCCTCGGCCACGTCGAGCCGGGTGATCGGGATGTCGAAATCGGGATCGTCGATCCGCGGCAGGTTCTGGCGCGCGCGCGCCTCGTTGCGCGTCATCCACGGCGAGCCGACGGCGGTGCTGAACGCGGCGGCCTGCTCCTCGAACGCGCCCTGCAGCTTCGCCGCGATCTGGAACTCGAGGTAGACGTTCGCGGAGTCGCCGAAGTCGGGCACGAGCTGCAGCTCCAGATCGGTCGTGAGCATCTCGAGCCACGGCCCCAGCACCTCGGTGTAGAGCACCTTGTGCTGCTCGCGAATGCTGCCGTAGCCTTGCGCCTCCGTGATGCCGATCATGGCCGGGGGGACGTGGTACGCCGCCGCGACTTCCTCGCGGGTCAACTTGCGCGCCTCGATCAGCTGCGAGTCGCGCGCCGTCGCCGTGTTGGCCTCGAAGACCATGCCGTCCTCGAGCACCACCGTCTTGCCGGCGTTCTCCGGCCCCTGGTAACTGCGCCACTGGTCGCGGAACGCCTCGCGCTGTTCGAGGGACCAGCGCGGCGCGTCCTTGGGGCGCTGGATCGTGCCGCCGAGCCGGGCCGCATTCGCCCAGAACCACTCGCGGTACGCCGTCGCGGCCTGCTCTTCCGCGAGCACGCGCCGCAGCGTCTCCAGCGGCGACAGGCCCAGGAGCGGCGACTCCGGGTGATAGAGCCGGAAATGGATCATGTCGGCCGGCGCGAGCGTGCGGCGCCCGCCGTCCGGCCAGACCCAGTCATACGCCGCGGGCAGGCCGGGGCGGTCGGGGTTCGCGATCACCTCGACCGCGGGCGGCGGCAGGCGCAGGAGCTCCTCGACGCTGCCCTCGCGCGGCCCCAGCTTGAGCACGTAGGCGTTGCCGAAGATCGCCACGTCCTGCACGAGGTCGCGGATGAGCCGGTACCGCGTCGTGCGCCCGTTGGGCTGGCGCAGGAGTTGCGCCAGCGGGTGCGTCGGCTGCAGGCGCACGCGGTCGGTCTGATCGAGCCAGCGGTAGGCGTGCAGGCCCAGCTGCGCGATGTTGTCCGCGATGAAGTCGACCACGGTGCGCACGCTGGGCTGCGTGCGGTACAGCTGCGCGTAGGTGCCGAGCGCGGCGCCCCCACAGAACGCGGAGGCCGGCGTGCCCCAGACGGACGCGGGCACGGAGACGCTGGAGACGCGGACGCCGAAGAACCACTGCGAGACCGACTGCACGACCCCCGCCCAGGTAGCCATCGCATCAGGCCATACCGGGGGTGGGGGCGCCCGTCAATCCACTTCCCTACAGATGCAACGCGATGCTACCTGATGCTACCTCCCGCTACGCTCCCCGTTGGGGCTCTCGACGGTCCGCACGCGGACGTTGGTGCGCGGTCCCAGCCGCCGCGCCTCGGCCAACCCCTTCTCGACCCAGCGCCAGATCGTCACTCGATGCACGCCCTCGCGATCGGCCAGCTCCCGCGCCTTGAGCCACTCGCGCGCCCCCGCCATTTCGCCTCCCCTCTCACACCGCGAACAGGTGATGGTCCTGATACGCCGTCGCGCCGTCCTCGCGCCCGGCCACCATCGCGCGCCCCAGCGCCATTGCCAGCGCGACCACGCCGTCGATCCGCTCCCGGCTCTTGCGCTTCGAGGGCTTCCGGTTGCCCGCCGGATCCTGCTCCACGGCGGCGTTCGCGACCATCCAGCGCAGCACCGGGTGCGCCCCGTGCTGCAGCGACCCCTCGAGCACCAGGCGCTCGACCTCGCGCGTCGGCGCGGCGAGTGCACTGAAGCCCTGGCCCATCGCCACCATCGCCGCGCCATCCTGCTGCAGCTGCGTCACGAGCTGCGTCGCGTTCCAGCGGTCATAGGCGATCTCGCGGATCTGGTAGCGCTCGGCGAGCTCGCGCAGATCCTCGCGAATCACGTCGTAATCGGTGACGTTGCCCTCCGTGACCGTCAGGTAGCCCTGGTCGCGCCACACGTCGTACGGCACGCGGTCCTTGCGCGTGCGCTCCGTCAGGCCGTCCGCCGGCAACCAGAACCACGGGCGCACGACGTAGCCGCCGGCCGCGCGCGGCCAGACGAGCACGAGCGCCGTCAGGTCGTGCGTCGAGGCCAGGTCGAGCCCGCCCCAGCACGGCTGGCCCGCGAGCGCGTCGTCGTCGACCGGCCGCGCGCCGCGATCCCACACCGCGAGGTCGAGCCAGCGCTCCGCTTGCTCCGTCCAGACGTTCAGGTGCAACCGCCGGAAGGTGTTCTGATAGCCGGGCAGCTCCTGCGCCCGCCGGCACTCGGCGGCGAGGTACTCCGCCTTCACCGTCTTGCCCAGCGAGGGATTGGCCTTCGCCCACGTCGCTGGCGCGGTCCAGTCGTCCTCGCGCTCCGCGCCGTAGAGCACGGGCAGAAATTCCGGGTCCGTCACCACGCCGTCGCGGATCTTCACCGCGAGCTCGTGCTGCTCCCAGCAGATGCTCGAGCGGTCATAGCCCGCCGTCGTGATCGCGATCGACAGCGGCTGCCGCCGCGCCCCCGTGGACGTCCAGAGCACGTCGAACAGCTCGCGATTCGGTTGCGCGTGCAACTCGTCGAACAGGATGCCGTGCGCGTTCAAGCCATGCTTCGTCGGCGCATCGGCACTGAGCACGCGATAGCGCGACTCCGTCGCCGGCACGACGAGCTCGCGCCGGTACACCGCGACCTGGCTCTTGAGCTCCGGGTTGGCCTCGACCATGCCCCGCGCGATCTCGAACGCGATGCCCGCCTGCTCGCGATCCGTCGCGGCGCTGTAGATCTCCGCCCCGCGCTCGCCATCCGCGAGGAGCAGGTACAGGCCGAGCCCCGCCATCCACGAGGTCTTCCCGTTCTTGCGCGGAATTTCGATATACGCGCGGCGATACTGCCGGCGCCCGTCGGCCAGGTGTGTGCCGAAGAGCGCCTGCATCACCGTGCGCTGCCACGGCAGCGGCGTGAACGCCTGCCCCGCCCACTCGCCCTTGCCATGCACGAGCATGTCGCGAAAGAACCCGATCGCGTGCGCGGCGCCCCGCGCCGGTCGGCTACGCCGCGGGCGAGGCAAGATAGCGCTTCGCGCGCGAGGACAGCCGCGCCTGCGCCGGCAATTGCTCGCTGCGCGTGGGGCTCCCGACCTTCCGGCGGCGCGTCTCGCGGTCCAGCGCCTCGAGCGTCTTCTGGAATCCGAACCGGGATTCCCGCTCCGTCGCCAGACACGGGTGCGCGAAGAACCGGAACTCGCCCTTGCCCGCCTTGATCGTCAAGCCGTCGGCATCCACGCGCGCGCGGGCCGCCTCGGCGCGCTGCTGGAAGCCCAGCGCCGCCGCGATGAGCTCGAGCACCTCCGGCGTCGTGCCGTAGCGCCGCCGCAAACTGCTCTCAAGTGCTGTCATGTGTGGCCCTCATTTTCGGCTCCTGGCCTTCGTTGGTGCCGGCGAGAG